ACAGATACTTCCTCTTCAAGTAGTCTAGTGATAAAGGGCAACCGCAGTAGAACCCGTTTTTAACTTCGTTCTTGAGCATAACACCGTTGAAACGTGCGTTGCCCTGTGGCCCAAGGTAGTCCTCATCATGCTCGTAGCATGTACCCCACACAAGGCCCATCCGGGCTCGGCCTAGTGCATCGTGGACCATACCGTGCTGGTATACTTGCTGGTGGCCTTGCGTGAAGCTTTGCCCCACCTTCTGAAGACGATTTTCAATGTTGCCTGATAACGGGTTTTTAGTCAATGACAGTGGATTCGCAAAGTAGTGGCTGTACAGGATTCCATCAATCTCTACGATTTCAAGGAAGTCGTGTACCTCCCATCCAAACTCTTCTAGTTGCAGACTGTGGTAACCAACAGTGCCTACAAGCCTTGGGTCTTTGCGTACTGCGCGAGCAATCCGGTGTTCGTGGTTGCCAATACAAAAGACTAGGCGCGGGTTATACTGCCGTTTCTTGTTGATAAGCCGCCGTGTCTGGAACACACGGAGCGGCCCTAACAAGTTCTCCATACCCTGAATGCCAGCCTCAACATCAGCGGCGTACGTCTTGTCATGGAAGTACGAGCTACCACGGTCCTCATAAGTGCTGAGGCTCGCCATGTCCCAATGATCACCGATGTGGATGATCACATCCGGCTTAATGTCAACAATAAGATTGCCAATAGCCAGAAGGTACTCTTTGTCAGTGTCTGGTTTAACGTGGGTATCGGGGATAACAAGGTGCCGACGTCCCATCTTTTCAAGTGATCCAATCATCAGGTACTTCCTCACCTACAGCGTAATCAAAACCATTGTTCCTGCACCACTGAGTGTAGCTGGTGCGTTTCTTTTTTGTGATCCACCCGTCTCGCTGGAACAGCATCTTAATCTCAAGTTCGGGGTTACATTCAGCTACCGCGATCATTTTTGTTCGCATTTCCCCTGTGAACTTTCCTTTAACTTCAATGACTGTCCCATTCTGCAAGACAATGTCAGGCGTGTAGTGCCTTTTCTTGAGCATCACGCTGTGCCCACAGTTAGGACAGACACCTGACTTGACCTCTGTCGTGTACTCTAGCTGGTAGGGCTCATAATAAAACTTGACCCCACGAGCCTTCAGATTGTCGCACACACGCTTTTCAAGGCCACTTCTGTACCGTGGTTCACCCTTCATACTCTCCGTCCCAGTACGGGGCCGTTGTGTGCCTCTCGTGTAGTACGTCATAGATTTCCTCTTGCATATCGGTGAGAATCTTTGTCTCGATTTCTTCAACCGAATCGTAGTTTTCAACGACCTCTGTGAGCAGGTCGAGTAAATGATCGTTCATTCTGGTTTCTCCCATCCGGTGTCATCGTCTGACCTCATCAAATAAAGTAGCTGGCAGGAGTTGTGCATTGCTTTAATAGCCTCTTCTTCTGTCATACCCTCCTTTTCTTTGTGGGCGACCCAGTAGTTGACGCAGGTGTCGTAGTGCTGCTTCTCTGTTACACACCGCTCAAGGAATGACCTTGCCCTTTTCTCGCCAACACGGTGAAGGCCTGCGATGTTATCAGCCTTATCTCCTGTCAGTACTTGGACCCAGAAGTTCTTGACGGCAGTGTCTTCATCCAGATAGTACAGGTCTCCTTGCTTGTTGTGTGTGGGCCAGCGGTAGTGCCACCCCGGTGCTGTATCTAGGTCTTTGTCAATCGAGCAGAGAACAACGCTTGTGTTATCTTCACGGTACGCCTCCCATCCTATGGCGGAAAGCTCGTCATCAGCCTCCCAGCCAACTCTTGCCAGACTTGCACCCCAGCGGCCAATCAAGTAGGAACGAACTGTGCCGTAATGGTGCGGCTTTTCAAAGTCTTTCCTGTTCCCCTTGTAATCAGCGTTGACCGCATAGCGAAAGTTGTTCTTGATGTTGGGGTAGGTTAACCATAGATTGACTTCATCAACTTTATCAAAATTGTCAATGATGTTCTCAAGGAATGCATTGGTGTAATAGTGGACCTCTTCAACAGCTCTGGGCACAATACACAGAGTATCGCTCTCCAGCTCTTTTGCTTGGATGGCGTCAGATTTCAAGGAGAAAATGTCAATGATGTTCCCCTCTTCGTCTGTTACGCCCCAGTCTTGGCAGGAGAAAGCCAGAGAGTACACAATGCTGTCTGCATCAATAACCAGTTTCATTGTCAATGTCCTTTTCTATGCGCTGCTTTTGCGCTTTTCTAGAGGGCCCTTTATGGGGACCACCTTTGCGCTTCCAGCGGTCGTCTTCGTACTGTGGCTGTCGCCTCCAAGTCTTACCCATAGCTTCCACATTTTTTTTGTAGTTGGTGCCCCGAGCAGGATTTGAACCTGCAACCCCAAAATTAGAAGTTTTGTGCTCTGTCCAGTTGAGCTATCGGGGCGTTGTAGAGTAGCCGACTCCCAGTGCGCTCGCTGGGTGATACCTGTCAATTCAGGTCGGAAAGTGGGCATCGTTGAGAGGCCTCCCGGCATTTTATTTTTACGCGCTACCCTTGCTCAAAAAGGAATATCGTCGTCGAAATCCTCTTCATCATCCTGAGACTGCTGTTGAGCCTGCTGATTCTTGACTTCATTCTCCTGCTGCTTGCGAGTTTCAGAAGGAGTCAAGCCGTACTCTGCATACGGGAGAAAGAACTGATCAGCCATGGCAATCACGTCCTCTGCTGCTTGATCGAGAGAGGATTTGCTGGTCAGAGTAGAGGCTACAATCTGTGCTGCATAGCCCATTGCGGACTGTCGCATAATCGCTTTCTGACGATCATCCTGACTCATCTGAGCGCCACTGCCAGCACCAGAAGCAGCAGGGCTACCACCAGAGCCACCGCTATTCCCACTAGCACCACCATTACCCCCATTCTGTGTAGCAGCAGACTTCAGTGTAACGTCTGCGACTTTGATGTTGTTGTAGGTCCGACCGTTGCGCTCAACAGACTCTGCAACAGCTTCGATAGTGTCGCCCTCTGCGAGCTTGTGCCAGCCCCCATTGTGCTTGATGTTGGCCTCTGGCTTGCGCTTCTTGCCAAGCCCGTACCACTCATTGTCGACCTGAATGTTGACGGCGTACTGGTTCCCGTACTGATCAGCCTCGCCAAAGTCCTTGACGAAAATACGACCAATCGTGCCTTCTACAATCTGCTTACCCATTGCTACTTCCTTCGCTTATCTACAATCGTTAGTGTGTCTCTGCCCAAGTGTCTCCAACTTTGACTTCTGCAGCTAGTGGACACCTCATGGATAGAAACTTAGCTGCTTTATCAAAAGCCCTATGGACACTCTCAGTGTACCAGTCAATCCATTCTTTCGCTACCTCCGCTTGAACTTCGTCGTGGATATTGCCCACGAAATAGACCTCTGCCTTATCGCGCTTAATGTACTCGTCAAGATAACAAAGGATGACCTTCATTGCAACCGCACCACCGCCTTGGAACAGGTAGTTGAGTGCTTTGTGTTTCATCAATTTACCATCCGAGTCTCGGCGCATGTGTATCTTTCGACCGTCTAGGCCGACAAGAAATCCCCTAGCTGAGGCCTTTTCTACCTTGGGCTTCAATGTGCTTATGCCGGGGAATATCGTCTCTACTTCGTTGATGATCTTTTTGCCTTTGGACTCCGGTAGACCCAGCGTTGTAGCCACCTTGTTAGCAGAAGCGCCATAAACAGCCGAGTAGACACATGACTTTGCATCATCCCTTGAGCCCACACCGTGTGCCTTGCAAGCAGTAAGAACTCGGGTGTGCGGGTCCGTTCCCTTTGACTTATCTCCGTTGACAAGCGCATCTGTGAAAGCCTCCGAGTTGATATAGTGGGCAGCGATGCGAAGTTCTAGACCTTCGGCGTCAAATCCAACTAGTATGTAACCGCCACCTCCGTGTGTGAACAAACTTCGCATTTCCTCACCAAAGAAAACGTCAGGTGACGCTTTTGGTACGTTGGCAACTATCTTGTGCCCAAACCTGCCGGTGTTGGTCCCGTTGGTGTTGGCGCAGGCAGGGACACGACCATCGGGCCTGCAGTTCTCAACCCAGCCTCTGATCTGGTTAGCCCGGTGCGTTAGCTTAGTGTACTTCGCCAACTGTACACCCAGTCCACCCTCAATTTTCTCAAGATTGGGGCATGGCTCACCATCAGGTTTTAGCTGAGGTACACCATCCGGGTTTCGCTCTGTTGGCTTTGTATAGGACGTGGGTTCCCAGCCTAGCTGGATCAATCGCCTAGCAACCTTTTCATGCTGAGTCAGCTCAATAGGATGCCACTCAATGCGTGTAAACTGGCCACCTACGTCTCCGTACTCTTCCGCCTGCTTGCTGAGACTTCCATCTACACGAAAGGGCTTATTGACCGTCGACTTCCTAACATAGTAGTAGCCCAGCATGTCTTTAATTTCGTGATAGATAGTCTCTGCCTGATCATCAAGGTAGACAAGGTATTGCTTGGCCTTCTCAAGATTGAAAGCCCAGCCGTTCCTCTCTTGTTGAGCAATGATCTTGGCGACTCGATGCTCGATTTTCGCCGGTAACTTCCAATCTACTTTCACTTCTAGTCTTCCTGTCGCTTATGCTCTTTTGTCGGAATATACCCACAAGTATCAGTCTTAAAATCTGCCACTGAGACAGGCAAATCCTGCTTCTGTGCCTGACCCATGTCAAACCACCGTGGGCACTTGCTGTTGGCACACACTGTAGCCCAACAGCAAAATGTCTTGTCCTTGTAGCACATCATT